GAAGAACACAGGGGACAACTCGTACGATGGAGAGAAATTACAACTCCTCGTCCATGACGAATCGGGTAAATGGGAGAGGCCCGACAACATCCTCAACAACTGGAGGGTCACGAAAACGTGTTTACGATTAGGTGCAAAAATAGTAGGTAAATGCATGATGGGATCAACATCTAATGCTTTAGCGAAAGGTGGAGATAACTTTAAAAAATTATTTTATAATTCAGATGTCACAAATAGAAACCGCAATGGTCAGACTGCAAGTGGATTATATTCTTTGTTCATACCTATGGAATGGGGTTACGAAGGATTTATCGACAAGTATGGGTATCCTGTATTCGAAAGCCCACAAGAACCGATTGAAGGAATTGATGGGGAGACAATATACACAGGAGTTATTGAGCACTGGGAAAATGAAGTAGATGGTTTAAAAGGAGATAGTGATGCTTTAAATGAGTACTACAGACAATTTCCAAGATCAGAAAAACATGCTTTTAGAGATGAAACTATTAATTCGTTATTTAATTTAACAAAAATATACGAACAAATAGATTTTAATGAAGAAATGACATCTAAAGGTTACGTTGTACGTGGTACTTTTAGTTGGAAAAATGGTATAAAAGATACTGAAGTTATATGGGTTCCTACTAAAAATGGAAGATTTAAAGTTTCTTGGATACCTAATAATAATTTTCAAAATAATATAATTAGAAAAAATGGCATTAAATATCCTGGTAATGATGGCCTTGGAGCCTTCGGCTGCGATAGTTATGACATTAGTGGTACTGTTGGCGGTGGCGGGTCTAATGGAGCTCTTCACGGATTAACTACATTTAGTATGACTCCTGATGTTCCTAATACAAAATTTTTTTTAGAATACGTTGCAAGACCACAGACTGCTGAAATATTTTTTGAAGAAGTTTTAATGGCTTGTATATTTTATGGTATGCCAATACTTGCTGAAAACAATAAACCAAGATTATTATATCATTTTAAAAGAAGAGGTTATAGAGGTTTTTCAATGAATAGACCTGATAAACTTACAGGTAATTTATCTAAAACAGAATTAGAATTAGGCGGAATACCTAATACTTCAGAAGATATTAAACAAGCTCATGCGGCTGCTATAGAATCTTATATAGAAGAGTATGTAGGCAGAATCAATGAAAATAACGGTAATATGTTTTTTCAAAGAACATTAGAAGATTGGGCTAAATTTGATATATCAAAAAGAACAGCTTATGATGCGTCTATAAGTAGTGGTTTAGCTATAATGGCATGCAGAAAACATATGTATCGCCCTTATGCGAAAAAAATAAACAAAAAAATTGATTTTGGTTTTGCTAAATACAAACAAGAAGGATCAATTAGTCAGATAATAAAATAAATATGGCAATAAATACAGGACAACTTCCTACACAATTTCCGAGTCAAGCAGTCTCAGATGAAGAAAAAGTTTCTAGAGATTACGGGCTATCTGTGTCTAGAGCCATTGAACAGGAATGGTTTAACAGAGATAACGGACCTGGAATGTATTTTCAGACTAGAGATGAATTTCATAGATTAAGATTATATGCTAGAGGAGAACAACCAATAGGAAAATATAAAGATGAATTTGCTGTTAATGGTGATTTATCTTATTTAAATTTAGACTGGAAACCAGTTCCAATAATACCTAAATTTGTAGACATTGTTGTTAATGGTATGCAAGATAGATTGTTTGATATTAAAGCTTTTGCTCAAGATCCAGTTTCAACTGGTAAAAGAACAAAATTTGTTAATGACATACAGAGAGATATAAATGCTCAACAAATGTTAAAACAAGTTGAATCTCAATTGGGAGTTAGTGCTAGAAATGTTCCAGAAGAAGATTTGCCTTCAAGTTCAGAAGAATTAGAACTTTACATGCAATTAGGTTACAAGCAAGGTATTGAAATAGCAGAAGAACAGGCTATTAACAATGTTTTTTTAACTAACAAATTTCCACAATTAAAAAAGAGATTTGATTATGATTTAGCAGTATTAGGCATAGGTGCTGTTAAAAATACATTTAATAATACCGATGGTATAAAATTAGATTACGTTGATCCAGCTAACTTAATATGGTCATACACAGAAGACCCTAACTTTGAAGACTGCTATTATTTTGGAGAAGTTAAAAGAATTTCTTTAAATGAATTGCACAAAGAATTTCCAGCGGTACCTAATGAAGAACTTTATGATTTAACTAAAAAAGGTTCTAATTGGGTAGATATGTACAATAATAACTGGCAGGCTAATACTAGCGGCGGTGATATTGATAACAATAATACATTAACAGTATTATACTTTAACTGGAAAACGTGGGAAAACGATGTTTATAAAATAAAAGAAACTTCTACAGGAGCATCTAGAGCAATTTCTAAAAGTGATTCATTTAATCCTCCTCAAGATAAAAGAGCTAGGTTTGAAAGAGTAGCACAAGCAAGAGAAGTTGTTTATGAAGGTGTTTTTGTATTAGGTACAGATACTTTATTGAAATGGAAAAAAGCCACCAATATGGTTCGTCCTTCTTCTAATACTAATAAAGTATTAATGAATTACACAGTTTCGTCACCAAGAATATATAAAGGTAAAATAACATCTTTAGTTTCTAAGATGTGTCCTTATGCTGATTTAGTTCAATTAACACATTTAAAATTACAACAAGCAATACAAAGAATGACACCTTCAGGTGTTTTCTTAGATGCTGATGGACTAGCAGAAGTAGATTTAGGTAATGGTACAAGTTACAATGCACAAGAAGCATTAAACATGTATTTCTCTACTGGTTCTATAATAGGTAGATCGCTTACTATTGAAGGAGATCAAAATCCAGGTAGAGTTCCTATACAAGAATTGCCAGGTAGTGGTGGTGGCCAAATTCAAGTTTTAGTAGGTGCTTATAATCAGTATATACAAATGATGCGAGACGTTACTGGTCTCAATGAAGCAAGAGATGGATCGGATCCAGATCCAAATTCTTTAGTAGGAGTACAGAAATTAGCAGCAGCTAATAGCAATACCGCTACGAGACATATACTATCATCTAGTATGTATATAACATTAGCTTTAGCTGAAGCCATATGTTTGAGGTTTAAAGATGTATTAGAATTTCATCCAACTAAAGAAGCTTTTATAGGAGCTTTAGGCCAATTTTCAGTTGGATCTTTAGAGGAAATGAAAAATTTGCATTTACATGATTTTGGTATATTTTTAGAATTAACACCTGATGAAGAGGAAAAATCTTTACTTGAAGCTAATATACAAATGGCTTTATCAAGAGACAGTATAAATCTTGAAGATGCTATAGATATAAGAGAAGTTAAGAATTTAAAACTAGCTAATCAATTACTTAAGATTAGAAGAGTTAGAAAACAACAGTTAGATCAACAACAAGCTCAAGCAGCAAGTGTTGCTCAAGCTGAGGCTCAAGGTGCAGCTCAAGTGCAGATAGAAGAAGCTAAAGCACAGGCGGAACAAATAAAAACAGAATCAAAAATACAGTATAGAAGAGCTGATGTTGAATTTGAAATTAAAAAATTAGAAGTAGAAGCTCAAACAAAAAGAGAGTTAATGCAATATGAATATGAACTAAATGTTAAATTAAAACAATTAGAATTGCAGGCTCAAAAAGAATTAACGCAAGTTAATAATCAAGGAGCAATGGAAAGAGAAAATGTAAAAGCATCCACTAAATCTATTTCTGGGCCACCTTCATCTGGTAAGCCCGCAAAATCTTTTGAATCAAAAGGAAATGATGTTTTAGGTGGTATTGACTTAAGTAGATTTTCGCCAAAATAAATAACAACAAATATTTTATTATATATAATTATGGAAGAACAAGCACAAGCACAAGAGCAAGAACAAGTTACAGTTAAAGCTGTAGAAGACAATACACCACCTCCAACTTCTCAAGAAAGAGAATCTAAAGTTTTAGAAAAAGCCGTTGAAGATGGACAAGTTGATGAAAAATACTCACCAAAAGAAGTTGATGGTGTTGTCAAAATTGATTTAGATAAATTTAAAGAAGAAGATAATGCCATTCAAGAGCGAGAAACAAAGGAAATTCCTGTGGGCGAACGAACCGGAGATAGCCAAGAAGTGGACCAACAGGTACGGAAGCAAACCTCTGAAGAAAATAAAACAGTTCAAGTTGAAGAAAAAGTAGAAGAACAATCAAATGGACCTCTTGAGTTAATAACAGACGAAGAGGAAACTAAAAAACAACCGGTAAAAAAAGAAAAAATAGAAGAAAAGGTTGTAGAAAAACCAAATATTTTACCGGAAAATATAGATAAACTTATAAAGTTCATGGATGAAACCAATGGAACTTTAGAAGATTATGTTGAATTAAATAAAGATATATCTAAATATGATAATACATCTTTATTAAGAGAATATTATAATAAAACAAAGCCGCATCTAGATTCAAGTGATATTGATTTTATACTCAATAAAAATTTTGCATATGATGCAGAGACGGATGATCCGTCAGATGTTAAAGCTAAGCAATTAGCTTTTAAAGAAGAACTCTATAATGCTCAAACGCACTTTAAAACTAGTAAGGATAAATATTATGCTGATCTTAAGTTAAGAAAGCAAAACGATGTTGCTCCTGAATATAAAGAAGCTTATGATTATTATAACGAACAACAAGATTTAATAAAAGAAAGTGAAAAACTACAACAGGATTTTTTAAGTAAAACTGATAATGTTTTTTCTGACGATTTCAAAGGTTTTGATTTTAGCGTTGGAAAAAGTAAATACAGGTTTAAAGTAGAAAATCCATCTAAAGTTAAAGATTTTCAATCTGATATTAAAAATTTTGCTAATGACTATATAGGAAAAGATGGTACTGTTGCTGATGCAGCAGGTTATCACAAAGCTTTATTTGCGGGACGAAATGCAGATAAAATAGCTAATCACTTTTATGACCAAGGCCGTGCCGATGCCATACGTGAGCAAGTTAAATTATCTAAAAATATTGACATGAGTCCTAGATCAGATAATACAAGCATTGTAAATTCAAATGGTCAAAAAATTAAAGTTGTTTCTGGTAATGATTCTTCTAAATTGCGAGTAAAATGGAATAAATAACTTTTAAAATCAAAACAAAATGGCTTTTACAAGCGGAATACCGGCAGCGTTACAACCAACGCAGTCAAAAACAATGTACTCTGGAAATTATATAGATTTTCAAGCTACAGGATTTGAACAATGGGGTCAACAATTTTTACCAGATGTATATGAAAAAGAAGTAGAACGTTACGGAAATCGTTCTATCGGATCTTTCTTACGTATGGTATCAGCAGAGATGCCATCAACTTCAGATCAAATTATATGGACAGAACAAGGACGTTTACATACTCGTTATGCAAATGTGGTTCCTTTAGGAAATCAAGCAGCTTTACCAGGTGGAGCAGCGCAAGGAGCAATTGCAGCAGGCGCATCAGGTACGGTACTTAATTTTAGTGTACCAATTGCACAACCAAGAAGTACAGGAACTACTACAGACAAAACAGAACCTGTAAACTTTAGAACAGGCGCAACAGTGATGGTTCAAGTTCAAACGGGAGTTGCATCAGCAGTTGGAGGTACTGGAGCAGTTATCAAAGGTGTTGTTACTGCAGTTGCAGCACAAAACTTTCAGATCAAATGTTATGTTGCTCATACAGGTGTAGCAGCAGCTGCTAGAGTAACTGTAGTTGCATATGGTAATGAATTTGCTAAAGGTACAGGTACTTTTACAGAATCTTTAAATCCTAGTTATGCTACGTTTAATAATTCACCAATTATCTTAAAAGATAACTATGCTATTAATGGATCTGACACAGCTCAGATTGGATGGATTGAAGTTACTTCTGAAAATGGAGCTAATGGATATTTATGGTACATGAAAGCAGAACATGAAGTAAGACTTCGTTGGGAAGATTATTTAGAAATGTCTATGGTAGAAGGTGTGCTAAAAACAGGTGGTCAAGCTGGTGCTAACGGAATAGCCTTAGGTTATACTGCAGGTTCTAGTTCTATTACTGTTGCGGCGCCTAATCAAAATGCTAAAGGTACTGAAGGTTTCTTTGCAGCTCTTGAAGCTAGAGGAAATGTATATCAAGGATTTGGTGCTCAAGCAGCTGCAGGTGCAGGTGGTGGTGCATTAACAGATTTTGATGCAGTTCTTCAGCAATTAGATAAGCAAGGTGCAATTGAAGAAAACATGCTTTTCTTAAATCGTGATCTTTCTTTAGAAATTGATGATATTCTTGCTATGCAAAATGGTGCATATCCAGGCGCAGCAGGTGTTGCTCATGGTACATCTTATGGTGTATTTAACAACAGTGCTGACATGGCTTTAAACCTTGGATTTACAGGATACCGTAGAGGATCTTATGACTTTTACAAGACTGACTGGAAGTATTTAAATGACTGGTCAACTCGTGGAGGTTTTGGAGATATTGAAGGCGCTTTAGTGCCAGCAGGTACTTCTACAGTATACGATCAGCAATTAGGTCAGAATATAAAAAGACCATTTTTGCATATTCGATACAGAGCTTCAGAAACGGAAAATCGTAAAAACAAATCTTGGATTACAGGATCTGTTGGAACAGGTGCTCCTACTACTGATATTGATGAGATGAGAATCGCTTATTTAAGTGAAAGATGTCTTATCACACAAGCTGCTAATAACTTTGTGTTATTTAAAGCTTAATATTTTTTAACAATAGGATACGGGCTCTTCGGAGCCCAGTATTCTTATTTTATATTATTTTATCATGACAACAAAAATTAAAAAAGACAATTGGAATATTAAAGACAGAGTTTATATTTTAACAAGTAACATGACTCCTTTAACTTATACAATTCAAACTAAACATACACATAAAAAACCTTTACTATATTTTGATGAAGAACTAGGTATTAATAGAGAATTAAGACTTGCTTCTAATCAAAGATCATTATTTGTTGAAGAACAAGATGGTTATAGTACATTACAACATGTTATATTTCAAGATGGAATATTAAACGTTCCAAGAACAGAGGTTAATCTTCAAAAATTATTATCAATATATCATCCTAATAAAAAATGGGA